CCCGTTCTGGCTGGGCGGGCCCGTGTCGCTCCTGGGCTTCGCGGCGGCGGCTGCCGGCTACCTCTCGAAGCGCGCCAGGCTGGCACCGGGCACACTCGTCCGTCGCCACGTCATGATGATGGAGGTCGGCGACTGGCACCCGAACGAGCGCGGCAACCCTGCCGGGCCCGGGATGTCGGACCACCTCCTCCTCGGCGTGGCGGCCACGGCCGTGGCCTACATGCGCCCGAGGGCGATGGCCGGGTTCACCGACAGCGTGGCCGACGCCGCCGCTGCCGCGGGCGCGGGCGCCACGAGCGCGCTCGACGCCGCCAAGGCGGCGGTCCAGGAGTTCCGCGTCAGAACGAGGGACGCGACCGACGAGTTCACGAGCACCATCGAGGCGTGCGAGAAGCTGGCGCCGGATGGCAACGCCATGCCGGCAGACGTCACGAAGGCGGGCACGCTGTGGATCACGAAGCACCTGGACAACGTGGGTCACTTCCTGCTCACGCCGCACGGGCGCGCCCAGCGGGCGTACGACGCGCACCTCCTCGACAAGCGCGCCTACATGGTCCAGGCGGTCTGCATCGCCCCGCTGTTCGAGGAGAGCCTGAAGCACATCCCGGGCTACGTCGGCACGCTGGCGGCCAACCTGATCGCTGCGACGGAGTTCCCGCGCAAGGGGCTGTACCACGGCACTGTGGGCTTCCTGTTCCACAACGCGACCCGGCTGCTGCCGCTCGTGCCGGCCGTCATGGTGCACACTGCCTGGAACCTCGGCGCCTGTGCGCACCACGTGCACTCGTCAATGTGGGCCGGCACCGCGGTCGTAGCCGCGGTCGCCGCCTTCGCGGCGGCGCTCTGGTGCGGCCGCAGGAAGAAGGGCCCGGCGAGCAAGTTCCGCCAGCAGATGGCCGACGCCAACGACGGCCTCGAGGTCACGAACGACCCGTCATCGGACGTGGAGATCGAGGCCTGCGAGCCGCTGGAGCTGCACCCCATCCGCGAGTTCGGGACGTCGAAGTTCCCGCACGCGCTGCGCGAGGCGGAGGGCTCGATCGAGGGCGTCAAGGTGAGGCGCGTCTACGAGCTGAAGGAGAGCGGGTACGCCTGCTCGACCGGCGTCGTCATCAAGGGCGCGATCCCGTCGATTCACAAGTTTTCGACGGCCGGCATGGAGGCCGCGTTCCGGCAGCGCATGCACCTGGCCACCCCGTGGAACTACCACGCCGAGGCCGTCGCTGCTGAGTACATGCGGCTCGCACCGTCCTTCATCGAGGTGCGCAACGTGGACGTCTGGAGGGAGCGCCGCCGCGGCAAGGAGTACGTGTACCCGGCCGCGAAGAGGCGCACTCTGATCGAGGCCCATGCCGACCACTGGCACGGCCACGACAACGACGTGCGTCCGGCGAACATCGGGGACAACGTCGCCATGGTCAAGGTCGAGCTCGCTCTGAAGCCCTCGCGCAAGTACGCGCCCAGGCTGATCGTGGCCTGCTCCCTGGCGACGCAGGTCACGCTGGGCCCGTACTGGCACGCAGTCGCCCAGCGGCTGAAGGAGAAGTGGGGGGTCGACAGCGAGCTGTTCTACGCGAGCGGCTGCACGTCTGAGGACGTGGCACTCTACGTGCACCTGTCCGTGATGCGTGGCGAGATCCAGATCGCCGCGGACATGGTGCGCTCCGACTGCCAGCTGCTGTGCATGATGCTGCGCGCGGCGGCCGCCCGCAAGGCCGGCGAGGCCCGCGCGGCCGCTGCGCTGCGCAAGGTGTCTCCGTCCCGGGTGACCTTCCCGGGCGGCAGCGCCGTCATCGTCTGGCGCCAGACCAGTGGCTGCATGGCGACGAGCGCCGGCACCGGCGGCGACGTGGCCGCCGTCATCCGGACTGCCCTCAAGAGCCTCGGCCTGCGGTCGATGGCGGTGGCCGGCGACGACCTCATCCTGTGCTTCGACAGCGGGACGACGGTGACGCGTGAGCAGATCAGGGCGGCCGTGCTCGAGCACGGCTGCCGCATCTCGTTCCCGGACCACTTCGACTTCCTCGGGGGTCGTCTGTGGCCCTGCGCGCCGTACAACTACAAGGGGGAGGTGCTTACCAGCTGCCACGGGCCCAAGGTGCTGCGCACGCTCGGCAAGGCCGGGTGGTCGCGCGTCAACAAGGGCGTGCGCCGCAACCTCATGGACATGCGCTCGGCCCTCATGGGCCGGGTGAACGACGTCGCACACGTCCCGTTCCTGAGGTATTACCACGAGACGGTGTCGCGTCTCATCCGGGCGACCCTTTCGGGACGCCTGGAAGGCCCGGTGGGCCTGCCGTACAAGACCCGCGTAGTCCGCCGCCACGAGTTGGCGTCCGGCACGTGGGAGATGTGCGCGAACTTGTGGGGAGGTGACGCCGCGACTTGGCAGTCGCGAGAGCGTCAATTTGCCACCGCCATGCGGGCAGTCACAGTGCTGCCGACGGTGGTCGATCTGCCTTGGATCGAGGCCTGGATGGCCAATTCTCTGTGAGCCGTGAGGCAATGCCCCGTGCGCCGATTTGGCGTACGGGGTTTTTTGCTTCCAACCAACCAAAACCAACAAAAACAACCCTAACCAACTACCACAACCACACACCCACCACACCCACACACCCCAACACCCCAACTCTCTCTCTGTCATGCCCCGTCGCAAGGCTGCCCCGCGCCAGGCGCGTCGCAAGAACTCTCGCATGAGCGCCCGGCCGGCTCGCAGCGGCCCGAGGACGCCGATCGCGACCCAGCTGCGCGGCGACAAGCTCAACCGGCGGATGATCCTGCACCCTCGTCGGCGTGGCCACGGCATCGGCCGAGGCTACGACGAGTGGAACGCGCAGCCGATCCGGTCGCGCGACGGCACGAGCGGCGGCGGAGTGCACAACTTCCCGGTGATCGAGGTGCCGTCGCCGGCCCGAGGCCGCGTGGCCCGCCGTCGCTCCGCGAGGCGCTTCGAGACGCAAGGCGCGGGCGCGTCGAACTTTGGCACCGCCGCTGGTGTGCTGCGCGAGCGCGCGGCCCAGTTTTCGGCCTGCCTAGTCGACCCGTTCAACCAGCCGCCTGAGCGCGCGCCGGACTCGTACGCGATGCCGACGAGCATCCTGACGTCGACCTGGAGGTACAAGCTCTCGTCGGTGCTGTCGTCCGACACCGTGAACCACTACGCCAGCATCTACCTCGGCAACGGGCCCACGAACCAACTCGGCGACTTCCGGACCTTCACCTTGGGTGTCGGTTCCGCGCCGACTGTGACCAGTGACCCGATGCTGACGATCATGACCGCTAACGCGTCGAAGTACCGCGTCGTGGCGCAGGGCATGCGCCTGACCCCGATGAACGCGGACGACGCGGACGGCGGCCTGTGCAAGATTGGCTACACGGCCACGGCCCCGACGGACGTCACGACGGACTGGGACGACGAGCCCGCCATCGCCTTCTGCTCG